CACGAACACGGGAAACCAGAGCGCCGCCACGAATACGGGCGACTGGAGCGCCGCCACGAACACGGGAAACCAGAGCGCCGCCACGGTTGGAGGAGCGGAAAACATTGCGGTCGTTACCGGGTATGGCAGCAAAGCGAAAGGTGCTGTCGGCTGTTGGCTGGTGCTCACGGAACGTGATGAAAAAATGCACATTTTAGGCGTTCAGGCTGTTTGCGTAGATGGAGAAACCATCAAAGCGGATACGTTTTATATGCTGAAAAACGGCGCGATTATAGAGGTGGATGAATAATGAAAGACAAGAAGCTGTTTCACAGCCTGCTTGATCTGGTTCTTGAAAAGCAGGACAGCGAAGTGAACGCAAGCATTGACATGAATGTTTCCACATTGGGATGTACAGCTGCGGTTTGGCTGATGAATGTCGAAGACAAAAAGATCACTGGGGCGAAGGAATATTATACCCGCACTGGTGATGGGCTGTGGGTGAAAACGAAAGACGGAAAAACGGAAACCGTACGTGACGAGGACGTTTTGGAGGCGCTGCGCAATGCGTGATACTATCACCGGATGCCCCGAGCGGGCGTTAGAACCGCCGGAGAGGGCAGATCAGGAGCGGTTGAACCGGTTGCAGGATATGCGCGAGGCGGAAACAGCTATCGGGCTGTATCTGGAGGATTACAAACACCTATTCAGCATCGAGATTAAGAACTTCTTACTTGATTTACGGATTGCTGTGCAGGACTTTGAACAGGAGGATGAACCATGAATTTATACGAATTGACGCAGGAATTTGCGATTGCAATGCAGGCTATCACGGTAGACCCGGAGACCGGCGAGGTCAGCGGCTTTGAGGCTGTAGACGGTCTGGATGCGGCGTTTGAGGACAAGGCCGAAGCGTATGCCGTCACCATCAAGAACCTTGACGCGGAGGTTAAGGCGCTCAAGAACGAGCGGGACAATCTCAAGGCGCGAGAGGATGCGACCAAGAAGCGCATGGAGTACATGAAGCAGCACCTTGCGGATAGCATGCTTGCAGTCGGCAAGGACAAGATCAGCACGTCGAAGGCTGCGCTGTCGTTCCGCAAGAGCATGCAGGTGAGCATTACCAATGACGTAATGGTTCCGGATGACCTGTGCAAGGTGGTTATCGACCGCAAGCCGGACAAGACGGCAATCGGCAAGCTGCTGAAATCCGGTGAGGCCGTACCGGGCGCGGAGCTGGTAGAAAACATGAATTTGCAGGTGAAGTGATATGGCGGAAATCTATCAGGCGATTATCGGCGTTATGTCCGATATTGGCGTAATCGGAAAGGAAAAGAAAAACGCACAGCAGGGCTTCAAGTATCGCGGCGTTGACGATGTGATGAACGCTTTGCAGCCGGTTATGGTGCAGCACGGATTGTTTGTTGTGCCGGAGATCATCGACCAGAAGCGCGAGGAGCGGCAGACGAACCGAGGCGGCAATCTGATCTACTCGGTTTGCACGGTGCGGTACACGTTTTACGCCAAGGACGGCAGCAGTGTACAGTGCGTGGTCGTCGGCGAGGGCATGGACAGCGGCGACAAGGCAACCAATAAGGCTATGAGCATTGCGTTCAAGTATGCCTGCTTTCAGGTGTTCTGCATTCCAACCGAGGAAATGAAAGAGATTCCAACAAAGATGGATGACCCGGATGTGGAGATTGCGCCGCAGTCAAAGCCTGTGGAACGCAATGATAAGCAGACAGCGGTTCAGATAAAAGCGAAAAAAGTAAAGCAGTTGCTTTACGATATCAGCGGTAAAGATGCAGATGCGTCGTCGAAGCTATGGCGTGAGCAGTACCAGAATGACGAAAACGACATTGTAAAGATGAATGCTGCGATTTTGGAGCTTGAACCGAAGTGGAACGCGATCAAGGCAGAACAGCACAAGGCGGTGCAGAATGACGCATGAATTCGATCGTGCGCAGGTAGTGCACAATGACCTCGGAAACTGGCTGTGTCTGCACATCAAGAACGCGCCTATGGCGCGGGTGGAGTGCGAACAGCTCAAAGAGGGCAAGACTTATATCGCCGAGGTGAAGAAGAAGTACGACAAGCGTTCCGGGCGGGCAAATGCCTATGCTTGGCAAATGATGTCAAAACTGGCTGCAAAGCTGGGAATCAAGCGGGAGGAAGTCTATCGACAGTACATCCCGGAAATCGGGGACAATTACAGGCTTGTGCCGTATGTGAACGGTCAGCAGAGAGACTTTATCGCTGACCTGTGGAGCAAGCAAGGCCTCGGATGGGTGACACAGGACTGCAATGGCGGTTATCTGCTGTGCTTCTACGGGTCGAGCACTTACAACACCTTACAGATGGGACGGCTTATCAACCTGATCGTGCAGGACTGCAAGGAGCAGGGTATTGAAACCGAACCGGAGAGTACGGTGATTGGTTGGCTGAGTAAATGGAAGCCGGAGGAGCGCGGGGTATGAAGTGGAGAAACTACAAGAGATTTGCAAGAAACCCCGGCGAATTTTCGCACAAATACGCCTGCTGGGCATATAACCATAGAGGCTGGGCGAAGATGAAAAAAGCAAACCGCAAACTGGCAAAAAAGCGACTGAAAAGAGCGATGGAAAATGAGGCGAAAGAATGAGACGGCAGACCAAGTTTACCGGCATTAGCCCGGCGGTATGGAAAGAATGCTTTGACCGGGACGGCGGCATTTGCCGTCACTGCGGGAAAGGCGGTGTTCTGCAAGCGTGCCATTTTGTATCGAGAGCACGCGGAGGCATGGGTATCACGACAAACCTTGTGATGCTGTGCCCGGACTGCCACCGGAAAATGGATCAGGGTGACGGAAAGGAAATCAAGCGGGAAATGCGGGAGTACCTGCAAAGCATTTATCCGCTGTGGGACGAGGAAAAGCAGAGGTATACGAAAGGGACGGGACGATAAATGGAAAAGCTGTTACTTACGCGCAAGGAAGCGGCGGACGCGCTGAACATCAGCGTGGACACACTGGGCGAAATCCACAAGGCGGGTTATATCCGCTGCGTGCGTATCGGCGCTCGGGTGTATTACACGCCGGAAGAACTGAAATCGTACATCACGAAGGAGATTTGCAAATGCTGAATAAGATCATCTTACAGGGACGGCATACCAAGGATTTGGAGCTGAGATACACGCAGAGCAACACGCCGGTTGCGGGCGGTACGCTTGCCGTACAGAGAAGCCGCAAGGACACGGACGGACAGTATCAGAGTGATTTTGTAGATATCTGCCTGTGGGGCAAGCTGGCAGAGCACGCAAGCACATGGTTCCACAAGGGCGATATGTGCATTGTTTCCGGTCGTTTGGAAAGCCGCGACTGGCAGGACAAGAACGGCAATAAGCGTCGCTCGTGGGAAGTGCAGTGCGAGAGCATCGACTTCTGCGGCGGCAAGAGCGAGGGAAAGCCACAGAAGCAGGAAGAAAGCGATTTTATCTCAACGGATGAAGAATTCGACGAGCCGCCGTTTTAAGACAAGGTGAGGGACGATGAACGGGCACATTAAATTGCACCGTGCACTTACGGAGTGGGGATGGTACAAAGACCTTCCCGCCTGCAAGCTATGGCTTCACGTCCTGCTGAGAGCTAATTACAAGGCTTGTGAGTGGCAGGGTATAGAAATACCTCGCGGTGCGTTTGCGACCAGTTACGCGGCACTCTCGGCGGAAAGCGGATTGTCTGTGCAGCAGGTACGGACGGCGCTCGGTAAACTGAAAAAGACCGGCGAAATCACGGTGGAAACCAATCGGCACTACACCGTGATTACCGTCAGCAAGTATGACGAGTATCAAAGTGCGCCGGACGAAGTGCCGACAGCGGCAAAATGTCCGCCGAAATCTAAGCCGAAACCCAAGACCCAAGAATCCGATAAGAAACTCGACCTGACGGAACGGTTTTCGGAGCCGGTATGTTCGGCGGTTCAAGATTGGATTACATACAAGAAGGAGCGCAGGGATGCATACGAGCCAACCAGTCTCAGAAACCTTCTCACGATGATTGAGAACCGCGTAAAGCAGCACGGCGAACAGGCAGTAGCCGATGTTATCCGGCTGAGTATGTCACAGAGGTGGAGGGGTATCATTTGGGACAGAATCGAAGACAAGCCGAAGAAACCCAAAGCAGATACGCCGATGTTTGACGGTGCGCCCGCCGCCAACGACTGGGAAAACGAGTGGGCGGCACGAGTGAAAGCCAACAGAGGTGAGAAATGAAGTTTGTAATTAAAGGTCCGTTGCCGGGACTGAATGAGCTGATCGAGGCAGAACGGCGCAACCGGTACTTAGGCGCACAACTGAAAAAGAAGTGCGAAACCGTTGTGATGCACGCGGCAAGACAGCTCGGAAACGTGGAATTTGAGGAGCCGGTGTATATGGTCTACCGCTGGTACGAAAAAGACCGGAGACGGGACAAGGACAATATCTGCGCGTTTGGGCGCAAGGTTATTCAGGATGCGCTTGTTAAGGCACGGTATCTGAGTAACGACGGATGGAAGAATATTCGCGGATTTGAAGATCACTTTGAAGTGGATGCGAAGAATCCGAGGATTGTGGTTGAGATTTTGGGAGCGGATGAAACGGATGAAGTGTAAGTTCTGCGGCAAAACGGTAAAGTCTGCGCCGGTGTTCCATACGAAATGCTGGGAGAAAGAAATGCATGCGTTCGCGAAGGAATTTTGCGACAAGTATTGCAAGTTCAGGGACATTTGCACAAGCGAGGAAGAGCTTGAAAAGCAGTGCGAAGAGTGCTTGCTCGTGCGTCTGCTGAATTTAGGAGTGTGAAGATGAAACATCTGGGTGACATCACGAAGATAGACGGACACACTGCACCATGGGTTGACTGCATTATCGGCGGTTCGCCGTGCCAGGATTTGAGCATTGCGGGCAAGCGTGCGGGTCTGGCGGGTGCTCGTTCCGGTCTGTTTATGGAGCAAATACGACTTGTTAAGGAGATGAGAGAAGCAAGTGGAGCAACTTACCCTCGATACATGGTCTGGGAAAACGTGCCCGGAGCATTCAGTAGCAACAAAGGACAGGACTTTGCTGCCGTCCTCGAAGAAACGATCCGCATCGTCGAACCGGAAGCCCCCGATATTGAAGTGCCTGACAAGGGATGGCCTACTTGGGGGGGGGTACCGCGACGTGGACGGACGATGGAGTGTTGCTTGGCGAGTGCTTGACGCTCAATACTGGGGAGTGCCCCAACGTCGCCGTAGAATCGCGCTTGTCGCAGATTTTAGAGGATGCACCGCTGCCGAAATACTGTTTGAGCGCAAAAGCCTGCTTGGGGATTTTGCGGAGAGCGGAACGGCGAGGGAAAGACCTGCCGGAGAAGCTGAAAGCGGAGCTGCTTATGCAGTCCGAATCCGAGGCGGTTGTGACGGAGGCGGAAAAGGCGCTTTAGTGCAGACGGAGAAAAGCGGAACACTGGGAACTGGTAACGACCAGACGGTATTTTGTTTGCAAGGCAACGGAATCGACAGAGCTGACACTGCCGGGTGCAACGGTAAGGGATGGCGCGAAGATCAGAGCTACACGCTGAATACTGTTGACAGACCAGCAGTGGCATATACAAGTGACACAATCTACGACATACAGCACCGCTCCGAGGCGGTACGGATTTATGATGGTACTGCACCTGCTCTGACTGCAAGAATGGGAACCGGAGGCGGGAACGTGCCTATCTGTATCGGCAACGGTCAAGGTGACGTTGCAAGCCACTTAACGCCGGACGTTTGCCAGACGCTGAACTGTATGCACGACCCGATGACGATTATGGATAACGTACAAACGATTGTGACGCAACAGAGCTACGACCAATTTGCCGAAGACGACAAAGCCGCTACATTAAAAGCGAAAGGCGGTAGTTATGGTGGCGAGAGCGAAAATTTTTCGATTGACGGTACGAAAGTTCGTCGCCTTACTCCACTCGAATGCGAACGTCTGCAAGGCTACCCGGACGGTTGGACGGATATCGGCGAATGGGTAGACACAAAAGGCAAACGCCACAAGGAAAGCAGTGATGCGGCGCGATACAAGGCACTCGGCAACTCTATCGCACTCCCGCCTTGGCGATTTGTGCTTTATCGGTTGTGTATGCAGCTTGGTCATGTCGGCACTATGGCAAGCCTGTTTGACGGTATCGGCGGGTTTCCGCTTATCTGGGAACAGATTAATGGAAAAGGAACGTGTCTGTGGGCGAGCGAGATCGAAGAGTTTCCAATCGCAGTTACGAAACGGAGATTTGGCGAGTAAAACAAATGGCGAAGATTGGGGTATGTAATGAAAACGTACACGGAAGCAGAATTAAATGAAATTTTAAGAAATCATAAACATTGGCTTATGAAGGATATGGTTGGCTGGGAAAAGATGAGAGCAAACCTGCGCGAAGCAAACCTGCGCGAAGCAAACCTGCGCGAAGCAGACCTGCGCGGAGCAAACCTGCGCGAAGCAGACCTGCGCGGAGCAGACCTGCGCGGAGCAAACCTGTGCGGAGCAGACCTGCGCGAAGCAAACCTGCGCGAAGCAAACCTGCGCGGAGCATACCTGTACGGAGCAAACTTGTGCGGAGCAAACCTGTGCGGAGCAGACAATATACCTTTTGTTCCGATGACTTGTCCAGATGCAGGAACTTTTGTCGCATGGAAAAAGGCAAACGGATACATTGTCAAGTTGGAGATTCCAGAGGATGCTCGGCGAAGTTCCGCAACGGGGAGAAAGTGTCGATGCGATAAAGCGAAAGTGATAGAGATTCAAGAATTAGATGGTTCGCCCTCTGAATTAACGGAGGTCGCAAGTGGATATGACCGCAATTTTGTTTACCGCGTAGGCGAAATTGCGGAAGAACCTAAATACAATGAAAACCGTTGGAAAGAATGTGCGCCGGGTATTCATTTTTTCATTAATCGTCAGGAAGCAGTAGATTATGTTTTGTAACAAGAGGAATGGGAGGAACGGAATGAAATCTGTGATGTTAAGCATTCGCCCGAAGTGGTGTGAGAATATTGCCAACGGCGAAAAGACCATCGAAGTCAGAAAGACCAAGCCGAAACTGGACACGCCGTTCAAATGCTATATCTACTGCACGCTGCAAGGCTGTAACGAGTTTTTTCGAGTTGATCTTGGGCGTGATGTTGCCAAGTGGAACCGCGGCAAGTGGGCAGACCGCAAGGGCAATGTTATCGGGGAGTTTATCTGCGACCGGATTTATGAGCTTGCTCCCCTCAACCATGCACCGGATGACGTAGAAAAGCAAGCCTGCCTGACACGAGAAGAAATTGTAAACTACCTAAAGGGAACCGGCTACGGCTGGCATATCTCCGACCTGCGCATCTACGACGCACCGCGCGAACTAAGCGAGTTCCAGCGTGCAACTGACCCGTGCGATTCTTGCCATGCAGAATACACATGGGAATGCACAGACTGCAAAAAATTGGGCGGTGACATTAAGCGCCCACCCCAGAGCTGGTGCTATGTGGAGGCGATGAAGGATGCTAAATAATAACAACCGGACATGCCGCCTGAAACTCCGGCGCGGGGATGTTGCAGACATTCTTATTATGATTGCAAGTCATTACGATGCCGGAGAAAAATGGAGAATCCTTCATGATGAAATCAAAAGGCAATTCGATGAACAGGAGGCGAAGCGGGATGGCTGAATACAAAATCTGCTTTAGCGTGGCTGGGGCGTTTGGCGCTCAAATCAGCTTTGAGGCGAAACCCGGCGTATCCTATGAGGACGCTGCGGCGGCCCTTGACAAAGACAAACTGGCGAAGCTGATGTGCCTCGACGCCTTGGGCTACTCCGCAAAGGACATTGAGATTATCACACCGGAACAGTACGAGGCGGAATTTGGAGGAAATGAAGATGGCTGAATACATTAAACGGGAAACTGCCGTAAGAGCGGTGATGGCGGCGAAATGGGTGGACGGTTCTGACGGTGCCATGGCAATGGAGATTGTTGCCTCGCCGCCCACCGCCGATGTTGTGCCGGTGGTGCATGGACGGTGGGATGATTCCGGGAGATATACGTTGGCTGAATACATTGCGAGAGAAGAGTTACTGGCACAACTCAGAGCAATGGAATCATACAACGCCGCGCCTATGTACCGGCGCGGATATGATGATTGCGTTGAAGCTATTCTGAAAGCACCTGCCGCCGACGTTGCGCTGGTTAAGCACGCTCACTGGATTGAGCAAGACGGAATGCAAATTTGTTCCGGCTGTGGTGAAGAACATACATGGGATGATTTCCGTGCTGCGTATTGTGATTGCTGTGGCGCGAAAATGGACGGAGGCGCAGATAATGATTGAACTTAAATCTTGTCCTTTCTGTGGTGGAGAAGCGAGGTTGTTTGTAAATGACGGCGTAAGAGTGCTTTGTACTAAATGTCGCGCTTCTTCAAAAATTTTGGTGGACAATGAATGCTACAAAACCAGCGCTGTTGAAAAAGTGATTGAAGCATGGAACAGGAGGGCGACCAATGGCTCAAATTAACAATGAAGTATTTGACAGGCCAATTAAACCGGCGGCGGCGCGTGCCCTTATCGCAACGGTACGAGATATCGCACCGTATCTCACGATTGGTGAGTGTTGTTCGATTGTAGCGGTTGTGCAAAACGCTATTAAGCGTATGGAGCAGGAGGACAAACGATGATATTCAAGAAAAACGGCAGATTATACGGCGATATTGAATCGCTGCTCAATGAATGTTGCGAAATCAACCAGTATTGCTTTCAGTGCGCGCTGCACGGCAAGGCAGGCACGAAAAGCTGCGCAGGATATGCGGCTGAGAATCCGGAAGAAGTTGCGCGCTTGCTGAATGCTACGGTGATTAAGGACAAACCAATCACTGCCGAGGCAGTCGAGAAGTACGGCGAGGACGTAAAACGCAGGCTGACCCGTGCGGACATCCTGCACGCGGCGGAGAAGTGCGTATGCGGACAGCGCGAGACGGACTACGGCACACCGGAGGATAACTTCAAAGCGATTGCGGAACTGTGGGAGGCGTATCTTAATAAAGCCTGCACAAGGGGCGTGAACGTGCGCGTAGAGGCAAAGGACGTTGCTGTAATGATGGCGCTGCTCAAGATTGCACGTACTGGCGAGTACTGGGTACAAGCCAAGGATCTAAACTATGGGCGTGTCATTATTTGATCGACACGGGGAAATCGCGCGGATGTGAACCGGGTGCGGGTTGCGTCCGCAAGGCGGCGAGAATCAGCCGCCGTAGGCGATATACACAGCGCGGCATGGAGGAGGTAGTGGCACACGACGACTAAGGAATGGCTCAGACGCGGGATTGATCTGGAAAAGTCGATCTCAGCATTGGAGGAAGCAAGAGTAAGGGCGTGGACGCGGGCGACAAGCGCAACGGCGACGATCAAGGACACGCCGGGCGGCGGTGGTGACGTGACCGCAAACAAAGCCGATGCTTACCTTGCACTCAGCGAGAAGATACAGAGAGAACAGGAACGGCTTGCACTGATTAAGGCCGAGATCATCAGCACAACGGCTAAAGTACAGGACGCGGCGCTGCGGGCACTGCTGATTGAACATTACGTGAACGGTAGAACGTGGAGAGAGACCGCCGAAAAGATACACTACAACGAGGATCATGTGCGCGGACGGATGCACGTTCGCGCCCTGCGGGAAGTGGAGAAGTTATTAACAGATTGTGCATGAATCTGTGGAAAACTTACCACACTATACCACAAAAACTGGTGTTATAATAGTATTGTGATAAAAGCTCGTAAGAGCAGAATCACGGAGTTTCGTTCCTCCATTTTTACCTAAAGTCCCGTTTTAAGCGGTGGGGAGACCTGCCGCTGACCTGCTCCAAAGTCTGCATGAGGGCAGAGGAGCAAAACGCCTTTCGCGGAACGAAGGCATTGATTATCCTTTCTATTCTTTCGGCGTGTCTTTTGCGCGGCACGCCGATATGCTCCAAAGCCTGCATGAGGGTGACGGAGTAATAACATACACGCTAAAATTGAGAATGTGTTGCGGTGTCTGCGGGCAACAGTCACCGCAAAAACGCCCGGATGGCTTCATGAGGCCGGACGGGTAACGTACAGAACCTTTTTAGCCAAGGGCAACGTGGTGGACTTTTGGCAAGCCTTGCATGATGGACGACGTGCAAGGCGATCTGTTCCCAAAGCCGCATGAGGCAGAGGGAGCAAAACGCCTCCAACGAGGACGATAATATTCTGGCGGTCCGGAAAGACGGACAATCTGTTTCCGAACGCCTGCGGAGCTGCTGCAACGGCTTTGCAGAGTTCAGCGGGTGCTTGCAGGCACGCCGCAACCGGGGTCGCTCCCCGCTGTAACCTAAAAAGGGAATCAGCCGGATTACGCACCGATAGAGACGCGTGACACGACGGACAGAGACGCCGAACAGCCTATATCGAGAGGGCGAGTGCTGACCGGATAAGCACTCACACGGACTTAGAGAGCCGAGAGCAAAACCACCGGTACAAAGTTACAAAGCCGATACGGCGCTTTCGGGTGGCTAAGTACACGCCACGAAAGAGCACCAGTCTGTTTATCTCTTGCAATAAACAACCTAATCATCAGGACGGAACACAAGTAAACTTGCGAAAGTGAGGTTATTACCTCTCTGGATTTCATACAAACCGTTCTGGACAGCGGCGCAAGCCTCGGTAAAAGCCCGACGTACAGACGCGACGATAGCGTTCATACCTCCCTGTGGAGGTATACCGGTTTGCATAGAGCTGAAAGCGGGTGCAAGTCCTGCAAAACCGAAACAGTCGTATAATGGGAAACCCCGCTCACCTTATGGCTTTGGTGAGCGGGGTTTGTCATGCTATTTAGAAAATACTCCGATAGTCGCAAAAGTTCAATGCTTCGGCGATCTTCTCGCGGTAATTTTCGCCTGCTTCGTAGGCGGTAGTTTTGCCAGTTTCGATCTGCTGCAGGGTTTGAACCGGAATGCCGGTCGCGTCTGCAAGCTGCTGCTGGTTTAAACCTGCGGCTTCGCGGATATCGGCAACGGAGATTTTGGCTTTTGGCCATTTATCGCCGTGTGCTTTATCCATGATCTTGCCGATCTTGTAAATGTGGGCGCGTTTCGTGTGTCGGCCGCCGTCCTCGTTCGGGATGGAGAAAAAGATACCGGAATCAATCGCGGAATCGAATGCGGCTTCGAGGTTTTCGCCGTGCTCGCGCAGGCTGGCCGGTGTGCCCACAGTGACGGGCACCATGCAAATATTACCGTCGTGCGCGTCATAGTCACCGTAGAATGCCGGTGTTGTGTTGCGGTAGCCACTGCAATTACAGTGACCGTAATGCACACCGTCCGGCACCTCGATAAGCACACGACGCAGGGCGATATAGCTACCGTATGTGTTCCAACCGAGCTTGCCAATCTGGCGATCGGATTCCACGCTATCCTCTGTAATGATAAAAGCGTCATACTCTTTGACAGGATAGTTCGGTGTAGATTTTGCCTCGTTGAGGCGTTCGGCTGGCTGACAAAACAGGGTAAGAGTTGCTAACATGGTGAGTTCCTCCTTCGGTTTGTTGGGTATAAGTGTATCATAATGTAAGTCCGATATGCAGGACTTTAGTTTGCGCTGTTGTGCTAATTGTACCCCGATGTGCGGGGTAGTGTCAATATGTTCCGCCGCAGGTGCGTTAGCCGGGCGGGAGATTAAATAATTTCAAAGCTGATACCCTCAATGAATAAGATAGTACCGTATCCGGGAAGAAATGCACAACGGCGTCCAACCCATTCCGGGTGATTACCTTGGTAATCCTGATATGTGGATTTGTAGTCGTTGCCGATGCGGTCGTATTCTGCTTTTGTGATGGGTACCATGGTAAGTCCTTTCTGCCCTCGTGACCTCCGGGGCGGGGTGATTGGGTTAAGGTGTTTTAAGATTGGGTTGAGCGGCGTTAGTCAATAGCGCAGTAGGTAAGGGCATCATAGCCCATATCAGCAAGCGCCTTGGTCATTACCTCGGCAGCGGTCTCGCGCTTGTATGCCTGACCGGGAATGTGGAAGCAGATAACCCAACGCCGGTTAAAGCACTTCCACTCAAAGCAACCGCATCCGGCCTCCTTGCAAGCCTGCTCAATCTTGGCGGACTGCCAGCGCGGGAGCAGGAGCGAGGGAGCATCTAAATTGCAGGTGCCGCCGTCCTCAACTTGTGCGGCTGCGGCTTTGCCGATCTCGTACACCTTGCGCAGATCGTCGCGGAGCTTGGCGTACTTGCCGGTAAGCGGCTTGGGTGCTGCGGGCTTGGTGTCTGCCGGGTAGGCGGTCAGCAGCTCGTCAAAGTCTGCGATTGCATCCGCCTCGGTGCGTGCCGTGCGGCAGGCAATCTCGTGGCCGTTGGGGTACAGGAGCATAGTCTCGTATTTGCCCGGCGTGAGTTCGCAGGTGTCGAGGATAACGCGGCGGCCGTTGTATTTGTACTCGGTGTGCTTGATGGTGTTCATGGTAAATACCTCCAAATAAAAATTTATGGGTGCGGGCTTTAAGGGTAAACCCGCGAAAACCTTTTAGCCCTCCATCCAGATGTTATAAAGCTGCTCGGCCGTGAAGTCCTTGTAGTAGCCGATGCGCATGGTGTGCTCTTCTTCTTCCTCTACCCATGTGATGTAGAGGTTGTTCTCGGTGGTCTCGGCACTTACAAAGTAGCCGTTTACATCATAGTCGATCTTGGCGTTGTCGTACCATCGGGTAATGCAGTGCTTTAAGTAGCTGCTGAGATTGGTGGTTGCGGTCATATTGATTACTTCCTTTCGGTGTTTGGTGTTTTCCTTTGTTGTGATTACAGTATATATCATTGAGTAATGATAAACAATAGGCAAAGTGAACATAATTGAGTAATGATATTTGGCGGAATTGTATAATTGAGCAATGATAGCGGCTGTGGTACACTATAACAGGGAGGTGATACCATGGCAGTTGACCCAAACGCACGAACACGGGCGAGTAATAAGTATAACGCGAAAGCATACGATCGGCTTAATATCGTAGTACCCAAGGGAGAACGCGAACGCATTAAGGAGTACGCAGCCAGCAAGGGCGAGAGCCTGAACAGCTATGTATATAAGCTGATAACGGCAGACATGGACAAGTAAACAATGTAGGCAGACAAAAGCCGCTCCAAGTAACCGGGGCGGCTTTTTTGTGTCTATATATAAGTAAGGGGTGACATTATGGACAAGCTGACCGCAAAACAGCGGGCATGGATTGATTACTACAAGCAAGGCAAGACAGCTACAGAGGCGGCGCGGCTTGCCGGTTACAAGGGAGATAATCACCACACGATAGGCGCGCAAAACTTAGCAAAACTAAGCAAATACATTCCAGACCGTGACGAACTGTTAGATCGTGACCGTGTGGCGGATATGGCGGAAATTAACGAATTTTGGAGTGATACCATGAGAGATGATACGGCAGACATAAAAGACCGTCTGAAAGCGTCTGAGCTACGCGCACGGAGCATTGGTGCATTTATCGAGCGTCGGGAAATCGTAGGAGCGCAGACGATCACGGTTAAGCTGCTGGACGATGACGATATGACGGATACAGAGTAAGGACTTGCAGCCGCTTTCGGGCGGTGCAGGTCTGTTTTTTACCCTGATTTGCAGGATTGGTTTAACGGACTTGCAAAATCAAGGGTTTTTGCGGGGCTGAATGCCGGAAAACTCGGGGTAAATACCGAAGAGCAAGACGGACGACGTTGCTTATTATGCAAAATACGCATTTTGTACAATTAGGAGGTGCGGCGGGTGCAAGTTAATATCCCCAAGCGGGCATTCAACGCGGCGTATCTGCCGCTGCTGGACGATGACGAGCACAGATATATTGTGCTGTATGGCGGCGCTGGCTCTGGTAAGTCTGTATTTGCAGCGCAACGGCTGGTTGTCCGCATGATGAGCAAGCCGCTGTGCAATGTGCTTGTGGTCCGCAAGGTTGGCGACACAAACCGAACGAGTACGTTTGCACTGCTGCAGCAGGTCATTAACGGCTGGGGCTTGCATAGCCTGTTTGATGTTACCGACCTTAAGATTGTATGCAGGCTGACCGGCAACGCCTGTATTTTTAAGGGGCTCGACGATCCCGAGAAGATCAAGTCTGTTACATTTCCCAAGGGTGAACTCACCGACATATGGATTGAGGAGGCAAGCGAGATTGCAGAAGCCGACTTTAACCAGCTTGACATACGTTTGCGAGGCAAGCGGATACACGGACAGATTACCTTGTCGTTTAACCCGATCAATGTTCTGCACTGGCTCAAAAAGCGGTTCTTTGACCGGCAAGATGAGCGGGCGGTAACGCTCAAGACCACTTACAAGGATAACGCATGGCTTGATGAGGACTACAAGCGCACGCTTGAGGGGTACAAGGACAGTGATCCTTACTATTACCAGGTGTATTGTCTGGGGCAGTGGGGCGTTATCGGCAAGACGATCTTTGACGCTGCCAAGGTCAACGGGCGGCTTGCGGAACTGCGGGAACCGGTTAAGCGTGGATACTTTGCATACTCGACACGGTTTGACGTGGTATCTAATCAGGTGCGGATTGATGACCGTTCTATTAAGTGGGTGGACGCTGACGACGGCTATATCTCCATTTATCAGGACAGGCGCGACGGCGTGCCGTATGTGATCGGCGGGGATACGTCCGGCGAGGGCTCAGACTGGTTTGTGGGGCAGGTGCTCGACAACACCAACGGGCGGCAGGTGTGCACGCTTAGACACCAATTCGACGAGGACGTATACGCTGCGCAGATGTATTGTCTGGGTGTCTACTATAACAAGGCGCTGATTGCGATAGAGGCGAATTACAGCAGCTACCCCATCAAGGAGCTGCAGCGCCTGCGGTATCCTCGGCAGTACGTCCGGCAGACCGAGGACAATTACACCCACAGACCCCGCGACAGCTACGGCTTTAAGACGACCTCTGTTACCCGTCCGGTTATTATTGCCGGACTGGTTGAGGTGGTGCGCGAGAGTGTTGAGCTGCTGAACGATGCGGACACGCTGGGCGAAATGCTGACGTTTGTCCGCAACGAGAAGGGCAGAGCAGAGGCGGAACAGGGCGCGCATGACGACTGCGTTATGGCGCTGGCTATCGCCTACTATGCACGCACACAGCAGAGCTACACCGAGGACAAGCCGCGAGGCAAGCGGGCCAAGTGGACGGATGATATGTACGAGGATTACTACAACGCCGACAAGAGCGGCAAGGAGTACCTGTTATCTAAATGGGGCAATCCATTTTGAAAATGAGGTGATAAAATGCAAAATCCGTTTGATAAAACGGGGAAAAGCGACGAACAAATTTTGAAGAAGTGGCAGGACAGGCTAAGCAAGGCGCGAAGCAAGTACCAGCCGGAACTAAATCTGATGGTCGAGCGGGAAGAAATCTACCGGGGAACGCATAAGATCGACAAGGTGCACGGCAAGAACCAGAAAGCGCAAGACGCGGTAGTGGCGCGGAACGTGGTTGCGGAAATCATCGAGGCGGAAGTATCGAGCGATATTCCAACGCCCAAGGTTACGCCGAGGCACGAGGAAGACGAACAGCTTGCGAAAACCATTGAGGACTATATCCGCAATGAGCTTGACCGGCTTCCCTTTGAGCGCTTGAACGATCAGGACGAACGAACCACACCGACGCACGGCGGCGATTTGTTCCTTGTGGAGTGGGACAACACCAAGCGGACGCACACCACACGCGGCGCGCTGAGTGTTACGCTGCTGCATCCCAAGCAGTTCATCCCACAGCCGGGCGTTTACAGTATCCCGGAGATGGATTACTTCTTTATTCAGCTCGCACAGAGCAAGGAATACATCAAGAAGAAGTACGGTAAGGACGTATCCGCCGAGGACGAGGAGCAGCCGGACGCACGAGGCTTTGAGCAAAGCGTGGTAGATGATCTGGTGACGGAGAACATCGGATACTTCCGCAACTCGGACGGCGGCATTGGGCGCGTGGCGTGGTGCAATGACGTACTGCTGGAGTACATGGAGGACTATCAGGCGCGCAGAATTAAGACGTGCAGCAAGTGCGGCGCGGATATGCAAGGCGATACCTGTCCGTACTGCGGCAGTAAGAACGGCGAACAGAAAACCGTCAAGGACTTCGCGCGGACGGACGAAAACGGTATCCCGATGACGAAGATCGTAGATAAAGTGCAGCTTGACGAGATGGGCAATCCAACCGTTACACAGCACGAGGAAAACGACATGATACCGTACTACAAGCCGGACGTATATCCGGTGGTACTGCGGCGCAATGTGTCCGTTGTGGGTAAGCTGTTAGGGTCCTCGGACGTGGACATGATACGGGATCAGCAGATGTTGATTAACAAGCTCGACAGCTCTATTTCTCAAAAGCTGCTGGGCGGCGGCTCGGTTATCACACTGCCGAGAGGCAAGCAGATACGGCGCACGGACGAGAATTTCAAAACCCTTGAAATTGACGACGTAAGCGAAAAGGCGATGCTCGATGTGCTTACCTTGCAGCCGGATATTTCCCGCGATATGGCGTTTGAGGACAGCACCTACACGGCAATGCGTAATCTTATCGGTATTACGGATTCGTTCCAGGGACGCAAGGACAGCACCGCAACGAGCGGCACGGCAAAGCAGTTTGCAGCGGCGCAGACCGCCGGACGACTGGAAAGCCGAAAGGTCATGAAGAATGCCGCCTATGCGGATTTGTTCGAGGTTATGTTTAAGTTCCTGCTGGCGTACAGTGACGAGCCGCGGCCGATGGTTTACAAGGACACCAACGGCACGCAGATGTACGGCACGTTTAACAAGATGGACTTTCTCAAGGTGGACGATGCAGGCGAACCGTACTGGAATGATGAGTTTTTGTTCTCGGTAGACCAGACCGCGCCGCTTGCGGGCAACCGTGAAAACCTCTGGCAGGAGGCGAGAATGAACCTCGAAAACGGCTGCTTTGGCGACCCGTCCGATATGCAGAGCCTATTGACGTTCTGGACGATCATGGAGGGGCTGCACTACCCGCTGGCAAGCGAGGTAAAACAGCAGCTTTCCGAACGGCTGGAACAGCAACAGCAGATGATGGCACAGCAGCAGGCAATGATGCAGCAGAGCATGCCGACCGAGATTTCAGACCCGACGCAGGCGGTAAATCTGGATGATATGCCGAGTTATCAGGAGGGAGGCGGTAGCCTTGGTATGTCCGGTATGTAAAATCGACACCAAGACCGACACTGTGGACGGTAAGCTCGTGCTTATCTGCAAAAATCCGCAGTGCCCAAACTATAAGCAGATTGTAAAGGAGGTGAAATAGTATGGCAAAGTGTGCAACTCTGGCCGGTAAGGTGAAGAACTCCGGCAGCATGGAGGTCAAGGCGCTGTATCAGCAGACCAAGACCAAGAAGCCGACCGTTAAGACCGGCGGCGATCTGCGCTCCTCTAAGAGCGGCAAGTAAAAGGGAATAGCGGAACCGTCCGAAAGGGCGGTTTTTTTATGCCCAAAATCGCATGGAACAGCGTAAAAATCCGGAAAGGAACACCCAAATGGAAGAAATTATGGAAACCGAAGTGGAAACCACCGAGGCAGGCGTAAACGAGCCGGAATCCGCCGAACCGGCATCCATCGGCCCCGAGGAAACAGGCGAAAACGAGCAGCAGACCGCCGAAGCTGCGCCCGAGGGAGTACAGAGTGCGGAAGATAACGCACGATTTGCCGCTGCAAGACGCAGAGCGGAAGCGCAGTTTAACGAGCGCATTCAGCAGGAGCGACAGGCGGCAAAGGATGAGGTCATCCGGCAGATGTACGAGGGTCAGCTTGACCCGTACACCAACAAGCCGATCACCTCTGAGGCTGATTTGCAGGCGTATCAGCAGGCATATCAGCGCGACCAGATGCAGCAGGCAGGGCTCGACCCGTCCATGCTCGATCAGATGATCGCAAACAACCCCACTGTCCGACAGGCGCAGGAAGTGCTTGACCGTGTGCAGATGGAGGAGGGCGAGCGGCAGATGAACGAGGCAATCAAGGAGATTTCGCACCTTGACCCGTCCATTACCGACGTTGCTGCACTGGCAAACCACCCGAACGCACCCGTTTTTAACGAGTACGTCAACAGAGGCTATTCGCTCGTTGACGCGTTCCGCCTTGCAAACTTTGACCAGCTGACCGGAAAGCGCGCAGCAGCGGCAAAGCAACAGGCCATGAACAATGTCAACGGCAAGAGCCACCTGACCACCACAGCAGGCAATGCGGGCGGTGACGATATTGTAATCGACCCGCAGGAAATGCAGATGATGAAGCACGCATTTCCGAACCTTACCCACGCACAGCTTGTGGAAAAGTTCAAAAAATACAAGTAAAAGGAGATTTTTTCATGTTTAAGATCGCATATCGCCGTGTGGCTGATGTGTCCCCGTTCGTTTACCTTCCCGGCGCGGACGGCCTGACCCTCGGCATGGCGGCTACTCTGACTTCCGGCGCTCTGGCAAAGGGCACCGCTTCCGTCAAGCCGACTCACATTATCATGGGTCCCAAGCGTGAGGACGGCAATTACCCGGCTATCGAGGTAAACGACAACATCGTATTTGAGACTACTTCGACCGCCACCGTTGCGCAGACCGTCGTCGGCTCGGCTGTCACTCTGGCAGCTGATGCGCTGACCGTTACCGCGACCACCACCAAGGGCGTTTTCAAGGTGCTGACCACCGACGGCGCTACCACCAACTCGACCGTTACCGGCGTGTTTGTTGATCCGGCAGCGGTTGCCGCCTAAAAAAGAGAGGAGACAAGATAATTTATGGCAGGCATTACTTTTTCTGAGGGTTCCGGCGTTGCGGATTCCTTCTTCGGCAAATCGCAGGCTCCCATCAAGGCAATCATCGCAGACCGCGTAGAGAGCTTTCAGGAGCAGAGCATGATCGACAAGGTATTCTATATGGATACCACCACAAACTACGCAGAGAAGTACACCTCGGCTACCGCACTGGGTGATTTTCAGGACGTTGGCGAGAACGGCGCGTATCCGCTGACCTCTGTACAGGAGGGCTACTCCAAGATCATCGAGCCGACCACATGGAAGAGCCGCTTTGAAGTTACCCGCGAGCTCATCGAGGACAGCAAGTTCAATCTGGCTGAATCCCGCGCACGCAAGTTCGGCGCTTCGTACAATCGCACCCGTGAGAAGTTTGCAGCGGACATGATCGCTGGCGGCGTTGGCACTTCTATTGCGTTCGGCGGCAAGAAGTACGACACAACCTCCGCAGACGGCGTTTCCCTGTTCTCCAACGCGCACGGTTCGGCGACCAAGGGCTACAAGAACCAGAGTAACCGCTTCAAGTACACCGCAGGCACGGACAAGTACACCGAAATTCTGGACGCTGCGCAGGAGCAGATGCAGGACATCCGCGACGATGACGGCAACCTGCTGAACATCAAGCCGGATACCATCATTATTCCGAACAGCGGCAAGCTCAAGCGTGCACTGTTCGCGGCTATCGGCTCTGAACTTGACCCGAACACCAACAACAATGCGTTCAACTTCCAGATTGGCCTGTGGAACGTTCTGGTATGGAACTACCTGCCCAAGACCATCGGCGGCAAGGAGTATTTTATGCTGCTCGATTCCGACTACAACAAGGATGCTATGTGTATGCCGTGGCTCGACCGCGTATCGCTGACTGTCCGTTCCTCTGTGGACGAGAACACCGATGCGAACTACTGGTCCGGCCGCGCACGTTTCGGTGCAGGCTTCAACGACTGGCGCGCAATCTCTATTGTTGGCGATACGCTGGCAAACGGTACGCAGCTGCTGTAAAGACTACGGCGGGGATTTTCCCCGCCGTTTCCCTTTTAAGGAGTGATTTTATGACGTGGGAGCAGATTCAAAAGGCTGCACTCGATAAGATTTTCTCACGCCTGAACTACGGCACTGAGGTTTCGCTGACTTCTCCTGATGTGGCGGACTATGTGCGGGCAATGCCGCACGCGGCATGGTTTGCAATGGTAGACCTTGCCGAGGTCATGCCAATTTACAAGAGCGTGGAAGTGGAACTGCCGGACGATGATGCAGAAGGCTATCGGCTGTTTCATATCCGCGAGCTTGCACCGGATTTCATGCGGTTCTGCCCGGACAGACTGACGATCATGGGCGAGAACAACACGTTTCTGCGCGTGAACGACTATCAGTTTGACGGCATGGACACGCTGTTTGTCCCGGCGGAGTACAAGGGAACACTGGTGATCTGGTACGAGGCCTACCCGGAGAGCATTGACGAGAGCACACCGGGAGACACAACGTTTTCTCTGCCCGAGGAAGCACAGCGGGCGATTCCGCTGTATATTGCGGCAGAGGTGTTCAAGGAAGATGATATTTCCATGGCGACGCAGTATCTGAACGAATACGAGAACGTAAAGCAGATGCTTGCAAGCAGGAGACAGCAGACCGCAAGCGGCGGCGCGTGGCGCTCGGTTACGGGGTGGGTGTAAATGGCAACATACAAGATTCCCGATTCTCCGAAAAAGTACAAGACCGAGTATTCCAGCTTTAAGGGCGTGGATTTGTCAAGCAACCCGACACAGGTTGATTCTGCACGCGGCGCAATGGGAACGGTAAACCTGATCTCAGACAGCGGCGGCTTTCCAGAAAAGCGCAAGGGATGGCGCGTGCTGCTGAATGTCGAAAATCCGGTAAACGGCCTGTATCGCGGCATTATCAAGGGCAAGGAATACTTTCTTGTGCATGGCGGCACACGGCTGTACAAGTGGACGGAGAACACCTTAACCGAGCTGAAAAGCGGACTGACGAACAAGCAGGGCACGTCGTTTACGCTGAACGACAAAATGTATGTGCTGACGGGCGGCGAGTACCTTGTGTTCGACGGCGAGACCGCCAAGGACGCAACAGCGGACGCTTACGTTCCGACTACTACCATTGCCAACAAGCCGACGGGCGGCGGAACGGCATTCGAGGATGTCAATTTACTTTCGAGCAAGCGCAAGAACGGGTTCTGCGCGGACGGCTCGGCAACGACATATCAGCTGGACACCACCGACATTGAAAGCATTGCAGAGGTTAAGGTAGATGATAAGGTGTGGGAGAGCAGCAAGTACACGCTGGACAAGACCAAGGGACAGGTGAAGTTTACGAGCGCACCGCCGAAACCGGCGATCACCGGCAAGGACAACGTGGTCATTACGTTTGTGAAGTCGGTGGAGGGCTACAAGGAGAAGATCACCAAGTGTACCATTGCCGCAATCTACGGCGGCAAGTCACAGGACAGGGTGTTCCTTGCGGGCAACCCGGACGAGCAGGACAAGGACTGGCGGTGTGAGAGCAACAATCCGCTGTATTTTTCCGACCTCTCCTATACCAAGGTGGGCGCGGACGGCGCGGCAATCGTCGGCTATACGGCAATCTCGGACAGTCAGGCAATCGTCAAGTCGGATGACCGCAGCGAGACCACCATCTATTTCCGAGGTTACAGCATTAACGACAACACAAGCGCAGTACAGTTTCCGGTACGCAGAGCGACCGCCGGTGCCGGTGCAGTGGCAAAGCACGCATTTGCGTATCTGCCGGAAGAACCGGTATTCCTCAGCCGAACCGGTGTGTTTGCGCTGACAAGCAGCAATATCACGGCTTTGCAGGTGGCAAGAAACCGTTCCTACTATGTGGATGCGGCGTTGACTAAGGAAGATCATCTGGAAAACGCCTGCGCGGTAGTCTGGAACGGCTACTATGTGCTGTCTGTGAACAACCATGCCTATGTGCTTGATACCAACCAGAACGTAGCGTACAAGCCGCAGTCCTACGGCGATTACGTTTACGAGTGTTACTACTGGAACAACTTCCCGGCGGTACGCATGATGGAAAGCAGGGGAAACCTGTATTTCGGCACATCGGACGGACGTATCTGCAAGCTGAATACGGATATTGACACCATGCAGGCGTATTCAGACGGCGGCACGCTCGGTGAGGACGGCAGAATTACCGGCGGTACGGCAATTTCCGCAGAATGGCACACCAAGGCAGACGATGACGGCGATTTTATGACGTACAAGACCATGGTAAAGCGAGGCAGCGGCGTTATGATGAAGCCTTATACCCGTTCCTCGATTCAGGTGTATGCACGGACAGAGCGTGACTTCGGCAGAAAGATTCGGGACGGCATTGCGGATATTTTCAGCTGGACGGATATTGATTTCAGCCGCTTTACGTTCAACAGCAATGATGCGCCGCAGGTGCTCCCGTTCAACAGCAAGGTAAAGAAATACAAGACATTGCAGCTGATAATGAAAAACGATGCAATGAACGAGGCGTTCGGTATCTTCGGCATTATCAAGCGGTATACCATCGGAACGAGTGTGAGGTGAGTAAATGGCAATCGAAAAGATTTCAGACAGTACGATCAGCGCGAACGGCGTTATCTCTGCACCGGATACGCTGACCGGCACGGCGGCAGAGAATAAGGCGGTATTCGACAGACTGACAGGCAAGACGGCGATTCCGAAAGTCAACGAGGTTATTGACGAAGTAAACCGGCTGACCGGACAGGACGTTTTTACCGTCAAGGCACCGGACGGCTCGATCGTTTATATGCGGCTCAACAGCGACAAGGTTCTCGAAACGTCAACCGACGGCGTGAATTTCGAGGCGACCGGCTCGAGCGGTCATGTTGTGCTCGATGCGGGCGGGCGGACGCTGCCGCAGAGGAGCAGGATGCAGTTTGCAGAGGGCTCGGTCGAGGATGTGGACGGCGTTACGGTGGTGCATGGCATTGTCGGTCCGCAGGGTGAAAAAGGTGATATTGGCGAACAGGGCCCGAAAGGTGAAACCGGCAATCTCGGCCCGGTAATCGTGCCGAGCGTGGACGAGAACGGCGTTATGTCGTTTACCGTGCAGGCTACGGCAATTGCGCCGCAGAGCGTTTCCGTTCGCGGTCCGCAAGGCCCTCAGGGTGTGCAGGGCGCACAGGGCGCACAAGGCGCAAGAGGCCCGCAAGGCATTCAGGGCGTGGCCGGTGCACAAGGCCCAAAAGGTGAACAGGGCGACATCGGCCCGGCAGGTCCTCAGGGCCCGAAAGGCGACACTGGCGCACAAGGTCCTCAGGGCCCGCAGGGCAAGACCGGCGCAAACGGCAAGGACGGCAAGAGTCTGTTCGTGCAAGACGTTTACGCGACACTGGCGGCACTTCGCAAGGCAATCCCCAACGGCGACGAGTATATGTATCAGGTGAGCGCGAATCATGAGTGCTACATCTGGTCGGAAATCGCGCTCGACTGGGTATCCGTCGGAAAGCTGGAGGGCCCGACCGGCCCGCAAGGCCCTCAAGGCGCACAGGGTGTGCAGGGTGAGACTGGACCGGAGGGCAAACAGGGTAAGCAAGGCCCCCAAGGTATACAAGGTGTGCAAGGCCCCCAAGGCGAGACCGGACCGGAGGGTCCGCAAGGCCCGGCTGGCGTTGCCGGTCAGAACGGCAAGAACGCGTATACTTCGGCGGTAGAAGCGGGGTATTCCGGTACGGAAGCCGCGTTTAACAAGGCACTGAGTGACGTGCCTGGACATATTGCAAGCACAAGCAACCCGCACAAGGTGACGGCGCAACAGGTTGGCGCTGACCCGACCGGCACGGCTGCAAATGCGGTGTCCACGCATAATACGAGCGCAAGCGCTCACAGTGCGCTGTTTGCGGCAAAGCAGGATAAAATCAAGGGCAAGAAGGGAAAGTACCTCGGTTTTACGGCGGACAACACCGTGGGTGAGGTGGATGCACCGGCCTCCGGCGGTAGTCGCATTACGCTGACGTTTGCAAGTGATTTTGTCGGTCAGGTATGGACGCTTAAGGGCGGCAGTGAAACCTACACCGGCACGGTAGACAGCAGCAGGACGGCAACTGTAAGCGTGCTCGGTATCAATACCACCTACACACTGAGCGCTGCACTGTCCGGTACGACGTATACAACCGAGGTTACAACCAAGGCGTATTATACAGCGCTGAGTGTCAATCTTGAGAAATTCCAGAGTACGATTACCGTAACCGTAGATAGCGGTTCAACGGTAACGGCGACACTGGGCAGCACGGTACTGACCAAGACAAGCACCGGCACGGCGGTCTTTACGGTCGGTAAGGCGGGTACTTGGGCAATCAAGGCTTCCAAAGGCAGCGACACGGCCAGCGGTACAGTCACGATCAGTAAGAGCGGCGAGAGCAAGACGCTGACACTCAGATATGCAAATGTGTTTGGCGTGGTGTGGGATACGAGCAATTCGAGCACGGCACTGACGCGCTTAACTCCGAGCACTGACCCTTACGGACTGGTTACGCGGTCGGTGACAACTGAGCCGAAACCGGCGGCTGGTAGTGGTCCGGGCAGTTCGCCTTTTGATGCGTATGCGCCTTGGTCTGGAATGAGGGAATGTAACCTCTACGCCTCGGGCAATGTAGCGGCGTGGAAGGGTGATAGCAGCTTTTCGCGGTCGCACAGCTTCACTATGGTATTTATTCCGGTGTTTTACGTTGCGACAAAGAGAAACGGCACAAAGCAGTATTTCTACGTTTCGGACAAGCCTGCAACGGGATTTACTAAACACCCGGGCAGTGGTAAGTACGTTGGACGCTACCACACGAACAACAACGGTCAGAGCTCGAGCGGCAGTAGTCCGTATGTAGACATAACCCGAGCAACGGCGCGCAATAAAGCTAAGTCGTACGGCTCGAAATTTCATCTGTATGATTTCGCAACTTACTGCGCAATTATCTTTCTGTATATTGTGGAATTCGCTGATTGGAATTCGCAAAGCAAGATAGGAAAAGGCGTTGTTGATGAAAGCTATGCACAAAGCTCTGGTGGTACGGATGTAATGAATTACCATACCGGCAACGTCCAAGGATACAGGGATGGAATAACGTATGTGCAGTATCGTTGGATCGAAAACCTCTGGGGCAACGTGCGACAGTGGGTAGACGGCTTTAATGCCAACGGTACAACAGCTTACTACTGCACCGACCCGAGCAAGTATGCGGACGATACCTCGACCGGTTACGCCAATATTGGCACACTGCCTGCGCCCGGCTGGATTAAGGACTTGACCGTTACCGATAATGGTTTACTGATTCCGAAAACGTCTGGCGGTTCGGAAACGACGTACATTCCAGACTACGTGTGGTCGCTCTCTGGTTGGTGCGTGTTGGATGTGGGTGGCGACTGGAGCAACGGTACGTATGCAGGTCTGTTGTACTTCCGTGCGCAAGACGCTTCATCGCTTTCGAGCTCGTACATTTCCGCGCGTCTCCTGTGCGAACCCTGAAAGGAGTGATACCAAATGAAAGTACACGGCGATGTAAAGCCGGAGAAAATCTCCGCAGGCAGTATGCCAAACAAGCCCGGCAGGGCATGGGTGCGGCTGACACTGAATGCCAAGCAGGAAACGGACAAGGACGGTCATACCGCTTGGGTGTACGATGAGTACACAACCGAGGTGGAGGACACGCCCGGTCTGTTAGATGAGGCAACAGCCAACTACGACAATCTGCTGCGGGAAGCCAAGGCGAACGAGAAAAGCAAGGCTGACCTCGTGGCAGAAAATGAAGAACTGGCGGCGCAGAACGCAACGCTCAAGCAGCAGGTGGCTGCGCTGACCGATCAGCAGTCCTTTTACGAAGACTGCATCGCAGAGATGGCAGAAGTCGTCTATGCGTAAGTTAATCAACAAAATCAAGGAAAAGTTTGAAAGGATGTTTTTAATGATGGCAATGTTATTTGCACAGCGTGTAATTCTTGGTAAGTGTGAGTTTGAGCAGGTACCGAAGAAGCTCAAGAAGCAGGTAGCGGGAATCCTGATCGACGAATGCGGTATGCCGGAGCTGGTACCGGCTGAGTTCGGCGGCACGAAGGATTCCGCCGGTGAGTGACGCACAACAGGGGATTTGATTATGCCGACAGAGGTTATCTGCACCATTATCACGGGTGCTGCCGGAATCATCTGCGCTGCTATGGCGGCGCAGTCCGGCAAGCGTGATAAGAGAGCAAGGGAAGAAGCGGAACGGGTAAACCGGAGAGCGGAACAACGAGCCAAAGAGGGACGCTTACAGCTTGCAATGATTAACGCAAACTGTCAGCTTACCGTTGGCGTAGCAATGGCATTAAAGCGCGGTCACTGCAACGGTGAGGTAGAAGCAGGACTTGCGGCTATTGAAAAAACAACAAAGGAGTACGAGCAGTTCTTAGAAGGAATTGCTATAGACCATATTGCGAGGTAATAGTATGAAGGTAAATATCCCTGTACGAATGAAGAACCCGTGGTTCTGGGTCGGTATTGTCAGCGTGGCAATCACGGCCATTGGCGTTGACCCGCAGACGTTTACGAGTTGGGCGGCGGTATGGGACGGCATCGTTTCGGTACTGGAAAATCCGGTGCAGCTCTGCACCATGTGCCTTGCGGTACTGAGCGTGTTCATTGACCCGACAACGGCGGGCATTACGGATTCCAAAACGGCGCTGACCTACACCGCACCGAAAAAGAAGGGTGAGTAAATGAGTATTCCATTTAAACAGTGCAACGAACGAAACTACCGCAAGGGCAGAGAGTTTGCAATTAATTGGATTTGCCTGCACTTTACGTCCGGCAACGGCGATACGGCGCAGAATAACGCGGATTATTTCGCGCGTGAGGGCGGTTTGAACGCAAGCGCACATTATTTCGTGGACACGGAAAGAATCGTGCAGAGCGTAAAGGACGGCGACACGGCATGGCATTGCGGCAGGGAACGCGGCGGCAGTTACTACAACGACTGCCGGAACGCTAATTCCATCGGCATTGAGATGTGCAGCGTTGTCCGAAACGGCGTATACGTCATTCCCGAAGCGACGATGAAGAACGCCGCAAAGCTGACCCGTGAGTTGATGGCAAAGTACCATATTCCGGTGTCGCGCGTGTGCCGTCACTATGATGTAACGAGGAAAAATTGTCCCGAACCGTGGATTCGTGATCCTCGGTTGTGGGAGAAGTTCAAAACCATGCTGACAGAGAAAGAGGTTGAAGATATGACGGAAGCACAGACCCGCGCAATCGCAAAGCAGGAGATTGCAAACGCTGAGAACGCCAAGAAGGTATATAACACGGTAGATGCAGTACCCGCATGGGGCAAGGCAACTGTACAGAAGCTCGTGAACAAGGGTTTTTTGCAGGGTGACGATCAGGGCAAGCTGGCACTGACGACCGACCTGCTGCGCCTGCTGGTTATCAACGACAGAGCACACCTTTACGGCTAAGTTTCAAGTAAGTTGCAAGTAGGTTTCAAGTAAGCGACATTTACATCGGTTGCAAAAGATGATATAATCCTATCAGAATTGAAAAAACGCATTGTTCCTGCGCTCCCCGAAGCCTTATGAACCTACATAGGGTATAGACGTAGAGGACGTGGGACGGTGTGTTTTTATAGGGTGCGAAGCGCGAAAGTGTGTCGCACCCGATTTTTTTATACAAGGGGAAAGATATGCGGTGACACCATAACGAGGGGATACCGCATGAAATTAACGGAATTTACAAGGCCGGAGGTGGAATACTTCCGGCGTGAGTGCAATTTTACACCAGAAGAGCGCGCCGTGTTTGATCTGCGAACATCGGCGCGCTCTATTACTCAGATTTGCATGACGCTGCACATGAGCGAAAGCACGGTGCATCGTCGGTTGAACAGCATCAAATGCAAAATGCTGCGCGTGCTGTGACAGCAAGTTGACAGATTTGTGACAGGTTTTCACGCCCGGCAGACCTTATACTGAAAGTATAAGGAAGTGATCGCATGAGTTACGAACAGAGACTTGAACGCATGGGGTATGACCCTGAGTGCGCTCGTCGCATTGTAGCAGTTTACCGCAACGCAGGCAACACAGATTGCTTAGAGGAGTATATATCCTACAAAGAGGCGGTAAGTAAATCCATCAGCGAACACGTTACGGAGGTGCTGGGTTAATGGCATATCCTTATGGTTACACTGGCTACACGCCGCAGTATCAACAGCAGTACCCGCAACAGCCAATGCAGACACCAATGCAACAGCAGGTGCAATCTCCACAGCATATTGTTCGACCTGTGGCAAGCGTGGAGGAAGCACGTGCGGTACAGACGGACTTTTCCGGTGCGCTTACTATCATGCCGGACACGGCGCACGGCGCGATTTACACCAAACAGCTTAATTTGCAAACCGGCTGTGCCGACTTTGTGATGTATCGCAGAGCACAGGAGCCGGAAACGAATAAACCTGCGGAAATAGATTTGTCAGATTATGTTCCGAGAACAGAATTCAACGAGCTTATCCGACGGTTTAACAAGCTATGTGAACAACTGGGAGGTGCAAACGATGGTAAATAATCCGATGATGCAGGTATTGCAGCTTATGAGGAACGGCGGAAATCCTATGATGATGCTGAACCAAATGACCGGCAATAATCCTATGGTGAGCACCCTAATGAAATCCATGCAGGGCAAAAGCCCGGACGCGCTGCGGCAGATGGCAATGAACATTGCAAAGGAACGAGGAATCGACCTCGATCAGTTTGCACAGCAGTTCGGCATGAACATCAAGTAAATATCCATTTTCAGTTTTGACGGAATCTTGATGAAAATCCGACGTGAATTTGTCATGTTCGGAATACGCGCGGTTCCGATCAAATATAACTGAAAAGGAGATTTTCAAATGGATAACGATTTTGCAACCGGCTACGCTCTCGGCTCTGACAACAACGGCGGCGGCAATGACGGTATGTGGGGTGGCAACGGCTCGTGGATTTTCGCATTTCTGATTATTGCACTGATTTTCGGCGGCAACGGCTGGGGCTGGGGCAACAACGGCGGCAACGGTGCGAACGGCGCAGGGTATCAGGGCGCGGTTACTCGCTCCGATCTATGCAGTGAGTTCAACTTCAACAACCTGTCCCGTTCCGTTCTCGGAATTCAGGACGGATTGTGCAACGGCTTTTACAGCATGAACAACGGTATGCTGACCGGCTTCAACACGCTTGGCAGCGCGGTTTCTAACGGCTTCCACGGCGTGGACAATTCGGTTTGCCAGCTCGGCTATCAGAACGCCCAGCTTATCAACGGCGTAAACACCAACATGAACAACGGCTTTAACGGCGTTACTGCGGGCCTGACCGCACTCGGTACGCAGATGGCAAGCTGCTGCTGCGACACCCAGAGACAGGTAGAACGCGGTTTCTGCGACACCAATTACAACGCGGCAACCAACGCACGCGACATTATCCAGTCTACCCACAACGACACCGACCGTATCATTGCACGACTGGATGCAATGGAGAACACCCGTCAGGCAGAGAAGATCGCGGCACTCCAGAACGAGAACCAGACCTTGAAGTTCACGGCTTCTCAGGAGGCGCAGAACAACTACCTTGTAAACGCTCTGCGTCCGGCTCCGGTACCGGCGTTCCCGGTTCCGGCACCTTACCAGTTTTCCGGCTGCGGCTGCAACACTTGCTGCGGCATGTGAGAGATACGTTCAGCCGGGGGACATTCCCCCGGCTTTGATAGGAGGTTTTGATTATGGCTTGCAAGCCTGTACAAAAACTGTGTCCGAACCTGCGTATCTCACAGGCGGTCACTTACACAAGCGGCGTGCTGACGGTGAACATTCCGGCGGGAGATTACCAGAACGGCTGCGTTTACGGAATCGTAATCGCGCAGAACATTCCGTCAACAACGATCATCGGCGCGCCGGTGGTAATCACCATCGGGGACGGAACGGTAACGTATCCGCTGCTGAAATGCAACGGCGCTCAGGCGACAGTGTTTAATCTGGATACCCGTCACAAGTACCTGTGCCGGGTGGTCACTTCGGCAAACGGCGGCAGTTTCCGTATGCTCGGTAATTCCTGCTGCTCTCACTCTAACGCGCTGCGGTCCATCAACGGGACTGCACCGACAACGTAAGGGGGTGACGGCATGAAAAGAGGTACTATGATGCTGCTGATGCAGCGAAACCGCAGAAGCGACTTTACACCGGAGGAATGGAGAAACCGCAAGGCATATCCGGAAAACCGTGAGCATTACGGCGTGCGTTATGAAATGCCGCGTAACCGTTATATCGATCCTTACGGTTATGATGAGCCGCAGAGCTACTACGACGAACGGTTCCACGGCGGCAGAGAACCGGAGATGCGCGGTTATACGCGCTATTCCAACGGCAGATTTGCCCCGCACAGCAGCGCGGAATATCCCGAGTATGACGAGATGCCGACATACCATGACGAGGGTATGCGCCCGATTGGGTTTCGTGATGAACCTATGCGTATGGGGGATACTTCGTATGTAGGGGATAAGACACGCGGCAGCGACAAACAGCTCGGCTATGCACGCGGCAGCGGCGCGAAGCTCAACCGCGAAATGGCGGAACGCTGGGTGCGCGGCATGAAGAACGCCGACGGCTCGACCGGCGCGCACTGGACACTGGATCAGACCATGGAATTGATGCAGCGGCGCGGAATAAACTGCAATCCGGTGAAATTCTGGGTTGCGATGAACGCGGTGTACAGCGACCTCAGCGAGGTTGCAGAGCGCCACGGCGTAGGCAATGATGAATTTTACGCGGATATGGCAAAGTCGTTTTGGCTGTGCGACAAGGATGCCGTGGAAGACAAACTGGCGGCATACTACGAAAACGTTGTAAAACACAACTAAACACAAAAAGCAGGTGGAAACACCTGCTTTTATTTTACGAAAAGGAGAGAAGTATATGGCGAAAAGTGCGTGGGGCGCAATCGGAAAGGCGCTTGGAACAGGCATTAAGAACACCATTGCGGCAAACACAAAGAAGAACAACACGAGCAGTTCTTCTTCGAGCTCGTCGAATCGCGGCAGCAGCAGTTCTTCCGGCGGTTATACGGCTTCCGGTTCGGGCGGCAGCTACAACATCAGCAGTGACAAAGGCAAGAACTTTGTAAGCGGTGCGGCGGCAGGCTCGACCATGACCGGCGGTGACGGCTCGGTCTGGAAGAAGAACAACGACGGCACCACCACAATCACCAAGGGCGGGCAGACGTGGACGTATGGTTCTTCCGGCGGCGGTTCGTCTTACGGCGGTTCCTCCGGCGGCTCGTCTTACGGTAATTCTTCCGGCGGTTCGTCGAATGACTGGCTGAAACAGGCGCAGGCAAACTCCAATGCGTGGCACACGGCGGATGCTGCAACGAGAAAGCGCCTGCAGGAGGAAAACCAGCGCCTGTACACGGCACACGGCTACACCTACAACGGCAAAACCGGCACATGGAGCGCTCCACTGAGTGCGGAACAGCAGCAGCGAAAGAACAGCCTGAACAACACGGATTGGTCTACGGTGATCGGCGGCCAGATTGCAAGCGGCGGACGGTGGCAGGACGTTGAAGATTCGCTGAACAACCGCAATGAGAAAATCCTTCTCAACGGCGGCAAACTCGACCAGTACAGCAACGATGCGACAGCGCAGAACGCCAAGAACTACATTAACCAGATGAAACAGGTTGAGGAGCAGTATCAGGCCGAGCTTGACCGGCAGGAGCAAATCAAACAGCAGCAGCAGGCGTACTATGACCGGATGGCAGACCAGATCAACCAGCAGTATTCCGCGATGCTGCCGGGTTTAAACCAGAGCTACGACGAGGCGGCGCGGCAGGCGTACATCAACTACCGCACAGCGCAGAGAGACCTTCCCTCTCAGCTTGCGGCGGCGGGCATTTCGGGTCAGGGTGCTGCGGAAAGTTCACTAGTGGCACAGAACGCCGCTTACAACTCGGCGTATAACCAGAACGAGCTTGCACGCACAAATGCGATCCAGAGCGTGGAGAACAACCGTGCAAGCGCACTGGCGGGCAACTCGACGCAGGCGGCGCAGAGCATGGCAGACCTTGCAAACAGCCTGTATCAGCAGCGGCAGAGCATTCTTGCGCAGCAGGAAGCGGCAAAGCAGAACATCATCGGCAATCTGTACAACTACGGCAACACAACCGGCAATTTCGGCGTAAACTCGACGCTCGACGCACAGCAGACGCTTGCAAACATTGCGTACAACAAGCGTGCGCAGGATATGCAGCAGTCGCAGTATGACCAGTCGTTTAAGAACGATCAGCAGAATGCTATGCGTGATTACTACCTCAAACTCTGGGAGGGCATGGGCAATCGCGGTGCAACGGCACAGATTGCAGCAGTGCTCGGCATTCCTACCGGTGCAGTTTACGGTCAGGGTACCTACAACTCGAATTATTACTAAACAATACGGGGGCGGCTTAACCGCCCCTTCTTTTATGGAGGCGTACAATGGCATTAAGCAAGGGCCGCAGAGAGCAGCTTGAACAGGCAAAGAAAAACGCTAAGATTAAAGCGAAACAGAAGCAGAACAAGGCGCTGATTCAGCAGTACAATGCGACGCACAAGAACGCACCGAAGCAGACGATCTCCGCTAAGGGCGGAAACCGAAATACACGGCAGAGTACAGGAACGACCAGAAGCACGGTAAGCAAAACGCGGATGAATGGTTCGCTGGGCAACTCGTTCGGCGGCTCGAAAACCGGAGGTGCCAAGACCACCACAGACCGCCGCGCAAACGTAGCACACAAGGCGGATGCGGAGAGACGGCAGAGCACGACGCTGAGACAGGGCAGTAGTTACCTTACCGGCGGCAGTACCAGAAAGGCAACGCCTTATGCTGCGGCACAACAGGTGTACACGCCGCTGCGGTCAAACGATAGACGTGCACGGGCTGGCAGAGCGGCAGATGCAAACCGCACGATCAATGCACGGAATCAGATGGCGGCGAACACGCAGATGAAAACCGGCACCGGAAAGACGTGGAATGAGAAGGAAGAACGGCAGAAAGCGATTGATACGCTGAATGCCAACTCCATGGCGTGGCACAACACGTCGGATGAAGCGGAAAAGACACGCCTGCACGCGGCTAACGACCGTATCCGCAAGAAGTTCGGCATGACGTACAATGGCGATACCGGCGCGACGTATCTGCCAAAAGCCAGTGGCGGAAAGACCAATGTTTCCAAGCCGGTGGTTGAGACGGCAAGAAATGCAGCGTTTGGGCAGAACTATCAGACGCAGGAGCAGAGACAGTCACGATATGACGAACTGAACAACGAGATTGACCGGATGCAGAAGCAGTATCCGTATCTGATCGCTATGGACATGAAAAACCGCAATGCAGGAGAAAAGCTGGCTGCGGTGCCGTGGCTGATTTCTCATCCGAAACTGGCGGCTGCCGGTATCAACGGCGATGACCAGTACAGCAAGATGAGCACGACGAACAAAAAACAGGCGGACGCGATGTATCAGCTGTACAAGCGGCTGAACGATGAAGCGGATGCAATCAGCAAGCAGAGTGCGGGCAAGGCGTGGGGAAGCGGCGTTGCAAATGCAGCACTCAATGCAGCGGGTGCGGTAGAAAACGGAGCACGCTATGTTTCCGGCACGATGAACAAGGCGGCAGGCGACGTACTTAACCTTGTCGGTGCAAAAGACGCGGGCAAGTTTTTACGAGATACGGCGCAGAAAACGCTTGAAGGAAGTCTTTCGGATTCCGCGATGCAGAAGGTCAATGATTGGGCGCAGCCTGTCGGTGCAGCAAAGAAAGCACAGGAGATCGCCGGTTCCGGATCACGCATGGCTTCGAGCATTGCGGCAGGTCCCGCCGGTATGGGTCTTATTTATGCAGACAGCGCAAAGAGCGCAACGGCAGAAGCACTCAATGACGGTGCAAATCTCGATCAGGCGATGCTTTACGGTGCGGGCAGCGGCTTAACCGAAGTCGGAACGGAGAAGATGTTCGGCGGTATTCCCGGACTGAACGAGGGCGTTGCAAAGCTGGGAAGCAAGAGCAGGATTCTCAACAAGGCGTTTGATGTTCTCGGTGAGGGCGTGGAGGAAGCAGCGAGCACGCTTATCAATCCCTATCTGAAACGCGCCACCTACGACAAGAACGCAAAAAACGCAACCGCGCAGGAACTTTGGGACAGCGCAAAGGGCGGCATGACACTTGCGGGCATTATGCAGGGCGCGAACGCGGTATCGGAACGGCTGGCAAACCGGAGATACGGCACTGCACCGGCTGAGACAACCACCTCTATTCATGACGCAAATGCGGATGTGCGGGCGGCAGAGCAGATGGACAATCGACTGCACCCGAACACGTCGCAGGCACTCCCGACGGCACAGCGGCTTGCACTGCCTGAGGGCAACACGCGCACGGCTAACACGCTGTACGCGAACGAGAACGGTGGTGTTGCGAACAATCTGCGTGCGTTTAACAATGCGGATACACCGGACGTACTGTACGGCAATATGCGCGGTGATTTCACGTCTGCACCGGACAGCGGCAGTGTATTGTATGCAAGCCAGAACGGACAGGTATCGCAGACCCTCCCGACCGGCTATCTGCCAGTGGGACGCAGCGGATTGACGAAGGTTGCGGCACAGGTGGATGAAATGCAGACGATTCCACGGTTTGCGGTGGATGATTCGGGTAATCCGAACGGCGGTTTGAGCGATGCCGAAATGCAGTGGGCGAAGCTGCTTGCGGCTAATCAGGAGAAAACCGGTGTCAGCATTCAGCAGCTAACGCATGAAATTGTTGATTCTACGTTTGAGGAATACAATCAGGCATTGCAGTCGGCGGAACAGTATGTAAGAGACTACACGCCGCAGGGTACGTCTGTTGTGCGGAACGCAGACGGAACCAGTTTCAGAGCAAGCAACAACGAAAAGTGGTACTCCGACTACTACAAGAAGAACGGCAAGGCACCGAGCAGAGCCGAGGCGGCACAGGTGGCGGCACAGCTGGTAAAAGCAGATATTCAGCGCGGCGGCGGTCAGTTTATCAGCGCAGAACTGGCGCAGGACTTGCAGACCGCATTGGAGATTCAGGCGGCAGCAAATGCACTGGGCGAAAATGTTATCTCTGCACAGGTTGTAGACGGTAATCTGGTGGTGCAGCGCGGCAAACCTGCATACACGGCAAATATTCAGGACACCAACGCAAGACTCGACCGGAATATTATCAGCCCGGTAATGCAGGGCGCGACGGCGGCTCCGATCAACCTGACCCCGATGCAGAGAGCCGGTCAGACGCAGAGCGCACCGACGCTTGCGGATGTGCGGCAGGCGCGGAACGACATTATGCCGAAGCTGACCCGTGCGGGGGCGGAGACGGTGCAGACGGGCGTTCAGACTGCACCGCCGGAAATTACACAGCCGATGCAGGAAAACGCGCAGGCGGCGGCACAGCAGGCGGACATTAACCCCAAGCTGACAAAATCGGAAGTGAATGCGGAAAGCTCGGTGGGTGCGGCGGAAACCGGATTTGACCCGTATTCTAAGATGGTGAATGACTACGGCGCGATTCCGGAGGGTATGAACCCGGCGCGCATGGTGGATGTACCGCAGAGCACGAATGGCACGGACAGGGTAAGCAATGTTGCAAGAACGATCATGGAAAGCGGCGTGACACCGGACAGCCTCATTCCGGCATTGGAAAACCACGTTGCAGAGGGTTTGTTTTCGCATGATGTGAAGTCGCTGAAAAAAACACTCAGCGGTGCGACAAAGACCATCCAGAAGAAGGGCTGGCAGGGCGCGTTTGACCAGTGGGAGGAAGTGACGGACGGACGCAGAGCGGTTACGGACGATGATATTGCACTCGGTCAGATGATGTACACGGCGGCGGTTGAAGCGGGCGACACGCAGACGGCAATGAAGCTTGCGGGTGATCTTGCGGTACAGGGTACGGCACTCGGACGCGGTGTAAATGCGTTTAAGCTGCTGAAAAAGACCACGCCCGAAGGTCAGCTTTACTACTTGCAGAAGGCTGTACAGAAGATTCAGCAGGAGTATCAGTCGCGGTTTGATAAGCAGGCGGGAAAGGCTGCGAAAAAGCAGGGTGTCCCGGCGGAAGATATTGCGGACCAGTATGGCCTCAAGCTGAACGAGGATTTGGTGCAGGAGTTTCTGAACGCGGAGACGCAGGAAGCACGCGACGCGGTTGTAGACAAGATTTACAATGACGTGGCACAGCAGATTCCTAAGACGGCAGGCGACAGGCTGAACGCATGGCGCTATTTTGCGATGCTCGGCAATCCGAGAACACATATCCGCAACATTATGGGCAACGTAGCCTCTGCGGTGGCGCTCGATACCAGTCACAAGGTTTCGGCAGTAGGTCAGAAGTTTTTGCCGAAGGGAAAGCGAACCCGTGCGCTGCATACGAGCAAGGCGGCAAAGCAGTTTGCCAAGGCGGACTATGCAAACGTCGAGGCGGAACTCAGCGGTAATGCCTACAAAACCGAAATGAGCGACATCAAGCAGCGGCAGAAGCTGTTTCCGAAGCCGCTGCAAAAGGTGATGGACGCGAACACATGGGCGCTTGACGCGGAAGATCAGGTTTTTAAGAAGAAATCCTACATTGACAGCATGGGTAACTTCCTGACGGCGCGCGGCTGGGACGTGAACAATCTGACGGAAGCGCAGCTAAACGAGGCGCGTCAGCACGCGATTCAGGACGCGAAAATCGCAACGTTTCAGGATGCGTCGGCACTGGCGGACACGCTCAGCCGACTGGAAAAGAAGAACAAGGCAACAGAAGTTATTATCGGCTCGCTTGTTCCGTTCAAGCGCACGCCAATCAACGTTGCAAAGCGCTCGTTTGAGCTGTCGCCGGTCGGACTGCTGAAAGCAATCACCTATGACGCGGTGCAGGTCAAGAAGGGCAACATGGACGCAACCAAGATGATTGACCACATCGGACAGGGACTTACCGGTTCGGGCGTTGCGGCGCTCGGCGCGTTCCTTGCAGCGCAGGGCATTTTCTCGGCAGGCTCGAGCGACGACGACAAGGAAGCAAACTTTGATGCGGGCATGGGTCAGCAGGAGTATGCAATCAACATCGGCGGCAAGTCGTATACCATTGACTGGGCGTCTCCAACTGTTGTACCGCTTGCGATGGGCGGCGAACTGTATGAAGCACTGCACCAGAAGTACGACGACGAGGAAACCGCGTTCAATCAGGCAATGGCAACGGTCAGCCGTATGTTCGACCCGATGCTCAACATGACGATGCTGTCCGGCATTGGCTCGACGGTTTCGAGCGCTGCATACAACAAGAGCAATCCGCTGTTTGGCATTGCAAGCAACGTTGCAACCAACTTTGGCGGTCAGTTCGTGCCGACGCTGTTCGGTCAGGTTGCGCGGACGGTGGACAACACGCGCAGAACCACCTATGCGGACAAAAACAGTCCTGTTCCGTCGAGCGTGCAGAAGTTCTTGCAGCGTCAGGCGAACAAAATTCCGGGACTGTCGCAGTATCAGCCTGCATATACGGATGTTTGGGGCAGAGAACAGAAGAACGGACCGGACAATGTGTTCGCACGCGCGGCGTACAACTTCTTCTCGCCGGGCTATCTGGCGGATGCAAAGGGCACACAGGCAGAAAAGGCGCTCAAGGAGTTGTATCAGGCAACCGGCGACAACTCTGTTTTGCCAAGCAAGCCGCAGAAGTATTACAAGGCTGAGGACGGCACGAAGAAGTTCCTCACCGCGCAGGAATATTCCACACTGACAAGCCAGAGCGGTAAAATCTCGCTCGATGCAATCGACAAGCTGACAAAATCCGAGGCGTACAAGCAAATGTCGAACGATGAGAGAATCGAAGCGGTTGCGGATATTTACAAGTATGCCAAGGCGATTGCGGCGAACAAGGTATACAAGAAGGAACTGGACGGCACGACGAAGATTGTAAGCGAAAGCGGCATTGAACCGGGCCTGTACTACGCCTACAAGGAGATGGAGGACAGCCTGAACAACGATATGGAAGGCTGGGAAGCACGAGACCAGGTATTCAATGCGATCAAGGCTGACAGCTCGCTTTCCGATCAGGAGAAGAACGGCCTGTATCACTCGCTGCTTATCAAGGGTACGTCGCAGAGCCAGTGGGATAAGTATACCGAAATCAGCGGCAAGGTGACTGCGGAGGAATATGTGGACGCGATGATTCAAAAGCAGGCGATCACCAAGGAAGGTGAGGATATCGAGAAGGGACGCGCTTCTTTGGAGGCTACGGAGTTTTCGTATTACCTCGATTCCAAGGGGTATACCGGTGAAAAGCGGCAGGCGCTTGAAGATACGTTCAAGTTCTATTCGATGGTTAAGGCTGACCCTGCAAACTATACGTTTGATATGATTCGTGAGAACGGCGGCACAAAGGAAAAAGCCGCTATCGGAGAGGTGGAAAGCGCCGGTATCAGCGCGGCACAGTACGCACAGATTAAGTCTGCGGCAAGCGGTGTTACCTATGAAAAGGGCAAATCCGGTGCGAAGCTGGCGGCAGTTGCAAAGGTTGTCAGCCAGAACACGGCGAACTACAATGAGTATGCGGCAGTTATGCATGCGCTCGGCTACAAAAAGATCGACGGACATTACACCAGTGGCGGCAAACTGCCGGAAGAAAGCGGTTTGAACACCGGTATCAATGTAAACCGTTCATCGGCTTCACAGAAAACCAGCAGCGCGGGATTTATCAATCCGACTACGGCAAGCAACTCAGTTGTAACCAGCGGATACGGCGGCAGAAACGCGGTCAAGACCTCGAAAGGCTACAGCAGCACCAATCATGACGGCATCGACATTGGCGGCACAGGCGGCAATCTGAACGGTCAGGCGGCGGACAGTATCGGCGGCGGTAAGGTTACTGAGGTTGGCTACGATGAGAACGGCTACGGCAACTATGTTGTAGTAGATCACGGCAACGGCTATACCTCGCTGTACGGTCACTTGCAGAAGGCTACGGTTAAGCAGGGAGACACGGTAAGCGCAGGTCAGCAGGTCGGCGTGATCGGCTCCACCGGCAGCAGTTCCGCTCCGCACCTGCACCTGAGAGTGCATAAGAACGGACAGAGCATTGACCCGAGAACGGTTATTCCGGGGTATAAATAATAAAAGTTGAAGTCCCACTTTGCTTGTGGTACAATGTACAAGTAAAGTGGGACTAAACATGGGACGAAAATTTTTTGAAGTGCCAAAAGTTCAGATATACCGTGGAGTTTTGAAATTTCAACTCATCCTTGGTAAGGATGAGGTCACCAGTTCAAATCTGGTTAGCAGCTCCACATTAAAAAGCCTTGTTTCTTTGGTAAATCCATTGAAACAAGGCTTTTTTGTTATTTTATACGGCTTTGAGCACTGCTGCACGAAGTTCTTTCAGCTCTCGCATAATGTCAGCCATAGGCGTTTTTTGCACTTCGTTAATGGGACTAAATGTGGGACTGAACAAGGCGGCTAATTGCTCACCTGCACGTTCGATCATATCCTCGCCGGTGTGCGTGTAAATTTTGGCGGTGATCTCGATGGATGCGTGTCCCATGAGTTTGCTTGCGACGTTGAGCGGTACGCCCGCACGCTCTAAATCTGTGCAGAACGTGTGGCGCAGATCGTAGGGAACGATAGGCGGCAGCTGCTCGGCAATGGGTGAGATTTTCCTTGCCGCGATCAACTCGCGTTCGGTATCATCCATAGCGGCGCGGAAACCCTGCCACATGGCACGCATGGACTTATCATCGTACAAGTGCCCGTTACGCGGAAAAACCAATTCACCGAACGAACCGGCTTTCGGCAGGACTGCGGCAAGCTGGGGGATGATCGGGATTTTGCGAACGCCTGCGTCTGACTTGGGGTATTTCTCGGTGCGGGTGTCCCGGTCGTATGCCTTGTTAACGGTAATCATACCGCCTGTAATATCGGCGTATGTCAGCACAAGGCTTTCCGCCGGACGCAAGCCACTATACAGCAGAGTAAGCACCCATGGCCCCGCAGGATGCGTCTTTGCAGTTTCCAGTAAAATAACACGTTCGCGGTCTGTAATGCTCCTGTGGCTCTTCTGCTTGCCAGTACGGGGTATCTTCAAATCTTCCGCAGGATTATTGACGCACAAGCCGTTCTGCTTGGCAGCGCGGAACATCTGCTCGATGGTCTGCTGCACCTTCTTTACGGTGTCCGGCGCGCGTCCATCTGCTGAGTTAAGCGCTTCCTGACAGTTCAGCGGACGCACCTTACTAACAGGAATATCCCCAATGTAGGGATAGACGTAGTTCACAAGCCGTCCCTCGATCAGCCTGCGCGTGGATTTCTTCACGCCTGACTTGTAGGTTTCTACCCAGCGCTTGCCCCATTCCTTTACGGTAACACCGGCTTCAATGAGTTTGCTTCCGGATTCAATCTCTGCGCGTTTTGCTCTGATCTTCTCGTTGAGTTCCTTCTCGGTCTTGGCTCTCAGGTCGTAGTGTTTCCCCATATATGTTCCGGTCTCACGGACAAAGCCGCGAGGGTCTTTTTTGCGTCTTGGCATTGCAAATTCCTCCTATTTTGGATATAATAGAAGGGTAGAATCCGTTCCAAAAGTTTCTACCCTTGTTTTCCCGCTTCGGTGTTGGCGCACTGGAGCGGGATTTTTTTGTTTCAAAAACGTTTTTTCAGGTAACCGCAGGTCGGTACCCAGATCAGGTACAGTACAAGCAGTTGGATGAACACAGAACCGAAACTAAAGTAATCCGGCAGTGTTGCATAGTCTGCGCATGCGGTTGCAATGTGCGTTATGGTGCTTGCTATAATCACATCACGCGCACAGTTGGTGCAGCGCGGGCTTTTCCGGAATAAGTTCACGGCTAAACGAGCGCCCATAACGGCCGATACAATGCCGCAGATAATGTAGGTGCAGCAGTACATCGGTTCAGAGTAAAACATAGTGGATGCCGAACCGGCCTTGAACAGCGACAATCCCTGTATAGCTGAGTATGGAGAAAACAGGCTACAGATTGCGCCGAGCGGCACGACAACACGCAGGATGTTAAACCAGATCATGCCTTGTGGCTTCATGATATCACTTCCTTACTGTGCGCAGTTCATGCAGGGCGTGTAGCCCTTGTCACTGGCTTCTGCGATTGTGGTTTTGATTGCGTTTTCACCGGCGCAGGACTGCGACAGGTGGTAACGCTTGCCGGATGGTGTGATGTAGGCGGTGGGGCTTTCGGGCTCGTCTCCATCGTCCAGATGGGCGGTATAGTCGTATCCGCCGATGTCGTCCGTATCCGGCTCTATGCCGTTTTCCCAACAAGCATCCTGCCAGCCTTCTTCATACGCCTGCTGCGTCAGGTCCTCAACGGAGCTTTTCTCGTTTGACAGCTCATTGTATTCGGCTGTTTTGGAATCAAGCTGGGATTGCAGATCGGCTATTTGTGCATTCAGATCGTCAACAGTGGCAATCTGTGCTTTTGCTTTCGACACGGTAACTGCGTTTTGGTCTATCTGTTCGCATAGGGCAACACTGCTTCTGTATAGCTGATAGGCATATACAGATACGCCTATTACAGCGCACGCAAGTACCGCAGATATAGCAGCCTGCACGTTGGATTTGTTCACCTTGCACACTTCCTTTACTTATGGTAAAATATGCGTGCAAGGTTCCCTTGTATAAATGCCCGTTTGGTGGTCACGTCACCGGCGGGCATTTTTTATTTGTCCGGGTTATGGGACGGTGGTTATGCTGGTCAATTTATTGCCCTTGATAATCGAACAAATGTTCTGTATAATTTAGGCGTAAATTGACGAACGGTTTTGATTGCATTTTCCTCAAAATGGTAATATGCTAAAATCAAAGAACGAAAGGCGGAAATTCAAATGGACAATATCGACAAGCTGTTAAACTACATCAATTCGTTTTCAAATCCCCGCCTCATCTTGGACACGCTATCCGCGATTGCTGAACCAGTCATCAATCACCGCGATAATGTGCATGAGGAATTGCAGGTCGGCATCCGAGATCGCGGCGCTGCCGCTCTCGATGATGTGAAGTTTCTGCAAAACTTCAAGTAAATCTTCACGGGTTACTTGTTTGTTCTCCCTCGTTTCGGCTTCGGCCGGAGCGGGGGATTTTTTTGTTTCTGCTGATTGGTCATCTTCTATGCCGAGCAGGTAGTCAGTAGTGACATTGAATTTCTCTGCTATAGATATCAGATATCCAGAACCAGCTTCACGTTCACCGTTTTCGTATTTGGTGATTGTGGCATAAGGCTTGCCTAATTCTTCTGCAAGCCGTTTCCGTGTGTAACCGTTACGTTCTCGAACTTCTACAAGCCTTTCGGGTATTCCCATTGTTGCACCTCCTTACTATGGTTCTATTATATATCTGCTCTGTTTGCGTGTCAATAAAAAAATCACCCAAATTGGGTAAAAATCTTTGTTTAACCGTTGACATTAACCCGCAATGGGTGTATAGTATAGACAGTGATTAACCCGTTTCGGGTGAACGGAGGTGAAAAGTATGTTTCCGAATATTGATGCGGAACGAGGTCGCAACAATTTGAGCAAGGCGGCTTTAGCTCGTGAGCTTGGCGTTTCGTACAGCACGTTCAAGTCCTGGATGTCTGGCAAGACGGATATTCCGTCTTCTAAAATCATCGAAATGACACGGCTGTTCGGTGTCACTGCGGATTATCTGCTCGGCATTGACCGACACGACAACGAGAGCGCGTGAAGGGCACACCGAGGGCAGACCAATAACACAACGGAACGGAGGAACGAAAACCATGACAGCAACAGAATTGAGCAACCGCAGACGCACGGTTGAGGGACGTTTGCGGACGTTCGCAGGGTGCGAATATATTACCACAAAACAGTTAAAAGACTGGTTTGGCGTTAGTTATCGTACCGTACAGCGTTATTTAGATGGTGTTCCGCGTTTAACCGGCGGTCGCTATCATGTGGCCGATGTGGCTAACCGATTGGTGCAGGCGGAAGCGTCTGCGTAACACTCCAACAACAGACCATCAACACACAGATAACACACAATCAACAAACCGATAACACACCGATAACAAACCATCAACACACCGAGGCGTAAGAAAGAAAGTAACAAAGAAAGAAAAGAAGTATATATATATTCTCCCTACGGTCGAATATATATTAATTTAACTTTCTAAGAAAGAAAGAAAAGAATAACACTCTCACTACGTTCGAGTGTTACAAGAAACCGCGAAAGGGGATTGAAACCAATGACCTACAAACACTACGGATGGTTAGCAGGAATGTGCTTTCTCGGCACGCTGATCTCTGGCGGCATGACCGAGAACGGAAGAATCGACTTGTTTTCCGGAGCCGCTATCATGCTGGCGCTGCTGGCTGTCGGCATGGTGAGCGCAAGGGCAAGCCTGTTGCTTGCGGCATGCGAGCAGCAGAAACGCTATCGCGGTCGTTATCGCTAAGGGGAGAAAACAAGATATGACGGAAGCAAGACGCAAGACACTGAAAGTCAAAGATATGCAGCGCCGGGTTATCGGCAAGGCGATGAACGCCGCTAAGTACGGCTTGCAGATGCGCGAGAGCGCAAAGACAATCAGCATGAACGGAGGACACAAGCATGGTAGTGAAAATTAACGGCTCGGCGTTTGATACCGAGCGGGTGATGCGGTTTGCACCACACAAGAAGGACGGACTGGACTTTCGACCGGAGGATGTATGCACACTGGACGAACTGGAGCAGCGCTGCGAGAAGATGGCAAAGATGCCGACACAGCAGGTTAAGACCGTAGATCGCATGGGATGGCGGTTTGTGCTGCTGAAAGATATCTACGGCAACACGTTCCCGCAGTGTTTCGCACCGCTCAGCGGTGAGCTGGAAATGCCGGAAAAGGAGTGAGGGAAAATGGTAAAGGTCAATGGGACACCAATCAATCTTGAAACTGTAATCAAGCGGTTTCAGCCGGAAGCGCGAGCACGAAATTCGCGGTTCGAGCCGAAATTCGAGCCCAGCGATTGCGTATCGCTGGAAAAACTGCAGGAAAGAGTCCTCTCGCTGGGTCATGAAGCCAACCGAGCACGAGAGACTGGAGAAGTTCCAGAGAATTCGAGCTGGTATACTGGCTGGTACAGAGATTCCATGGGCTGGCGGTTTTTATACTGGGTAGATGGACGAGGGAACAAGGAATGCGTGTGCTTTGCACCGCTGACCGGCAAGCTGGAAGTTGTGGAAGGCCGCGGCATTAAGGCTATCGAGTATGCGTTAGAGCATGGGCTTCCCTTGGAATGAGAAAAGCCGCTGACGGGACGGCTACCCCAATCAGCGGCAAAGGTAAATTGATTTAATACAAGGATACCACAGAGGAGGACGAAAAGCAAGTGAAATGCTACAAAGGCTTTGACAAGGACTTGAAATGCCGTGGTTTTCAGTACGAAATCGGCAAAGAGTACGAGGAAAACACGGCGGATATTTGCCACAAGGGTTTCCACGCCTGCGAGAACCCGATGGACGTATTCGGATACTACAACCCGGCAGATTCGCGTTACTGCGAGGTAGATTTGGATACTAACGAGCAGACTGAGGAGGACAGCAAGCGGGTTGGCAAAAAAATAAAGATTGAAACAGAGATTGGCCTTTCGGGGCTGATTCAGGCTGGCGTGAAGTTCATTCTGGAAAAAGTGGATTTTAAGAGCGCGAAAGAGAATAACACGGGCACCCAGAGCGCCGCCACGAACACGGGCACCCAGAGCGCCGCCACAAACACGGGCACCCAGAGCGCCGCCACGAACACGGGCAACTGGAGCGCCGCCACAAACACGGGCGACTGGAGCGCCGCCACGAATACGGGCGACTGGAGCGCCGCCACGAACACGGGAAACCAGAGCGCCGCCACGAATACGGGCGACTGGAGCGCCGCCACGAACACGGGAAACCAGAGCGCCGCCACGAATACGGGAAACCA